CACCCGGATCGCCAGAAAGCACAATCTCTACTTCGTCTGCTGTTTCTGTAGACGCAGTGGTTGTACCACCGGACATCCCGAGAACGCCATTGCAGGGGAAAAACCCTTTGAAGCCTGTAGAGTTGACAGCGGCAGAGATGCCATCGACAAAGCCGTCAGTGTCTGCATCGGTGCCAATGTCGTTAAGGTTGACGGAGTTAGCGGAAGCTGTGGTAACAGCGACCAACACACCCATAGGGATAAAGTTTGAGGGGATGCCAATAGCGGCTTCCTTACCCGTCGTTGCACCGTCAGCCACAGTAATCGTAGCCTCGTAGGTGGATAACGTCATGGTGCTGGTAATAGAGCCAGTAGTGGAATTTTTGGTGATATCTGAAAAACCATTTTCAGAACGGACGGGACCGCTGAATGTAGTATTAGCCATGTGATTCTCCTGTCTTGGCTAGTGTCTAATGTTCCATGTGGAACAGTTAGTCAGGGAAAAAGGGGGGCAAAGCCCCCCGACATTTTAGGAAGTTCCGGGCGAGCCGTAAATTCCGAGTGGATCAGATACGCCGAAAGAGTAACGAGCGCGAGCTTTGTAGCGCACGTTTCCTGTATCGAAGTCTCCGTCCATTGATGTTTCAAGCGCGGTGCGCTCAAAGTGCTTCATGCCGTTCGGTACATCGGTAATCAAGAAGAAGGCGTTGGTGTCCGTCAAGAAGTGATTGACAGAGTAGCCTTCTGGAATTGACCCGTTGTTACGAAGGGCGTTGATGTCGTTGTCAGCAGTTCCGACTCGACCTTCAGTCTCAAGCAAACGAGTTGCTACAAACTGAAGTGCGGGGGGAACAATCAAACGACGGGGGCGAGCCGCGATCAGCAGTCCACGCTCATCGGTAAATGCGGCGATGTTAATCACAGCATCTTCCAGAGAGGTTTCGTTCAGATCAGCCGCAGTGGTAGGACGGTTGGCATTAGTGCCACCATTCACCAGCGGGTGAGCCGTGCTGAACAGCGTAACGCCGTCACCAGATTGGAAGGTGTTGAAACCGTTGTTCAACGGATTCGCTGACTTCACTTGCTTGGTATGCGCCATTGCCCTTGCAAGAGCTTTTGTATATCTTGCAGACAATGAGTCATATAGATTGTCCTCCATTGCTTCTTCTGTGATACTGAAGCCGAGAGCAATCGTTTCATGATTATACCTAGCAGTGAACGACTCTTGTGCCGAGTCATAGCTGATGGCCGCGCCTTCAGCTTTAACTGGTGCGGCACCAAAGCCGGACAGCTTCACCTCTTCCTCAAACGAACGCTCAGATGATTCAGTTTCGTAAATCATCGTGTGCTCGTCGTCGTACCGCTCATACTCCAAGCCGAACAAAGCGTTCAGACCGGGGAGCAGTTCTTTCAACATTTGTGCGCGTGAAATAGCCATTTCCTAAGTCTCCTTAAACGCCGAGCTTGGTTTCGTAGGCATGGCTAAGTGGGAGATAGGTAACAATACAGTCGGTGAAAGCATCACCTACTGAACTCTTAGGCCCATCCACGAAGTCCACAACACGAAGCGGAAGCGAGTTGGTAGTTGCGATTGAACTAGCGTCAAGAGCGTTTTTGCTCCTGCCGATAGAGGTTGAACCAGCAGTGCTAATAGCTGAGACGTTATTACCCAGACCAGTCTGAGCAATAGAGCCATCACCCTGCATCTGGAACAACAGCTTGGGATCATCCACGACATAAGCCATGATGTCATCCGCCGCTGTTGAAGCAGGGAAGTACTGGTTAAAAGTCAGTTGCCCAGTGCCGGGGTCAGTGTAGGAAACGCCGACAAAGATGCCGACAGTGCCTGCCACGACAGCAGTAGTTACTGCCGCCTTTTCTACCGTACCAGTAGCAACCAGCTTAACGAAATCACCATAGAAGATGTCCGTTGCATACGCATTGGCAATCTTGATATGGCGAACTTTTCCGGTGAAAGAACCAGAAGCACTAAGAGTGCCTACGGGTTCTGCACCCATCGGAGTAGCCGCTGTAGCCATTTTAAGTCTCCAAACTTAGATTAAAGGCCAAAGCTCTCCGGTAAACCGGAGTCAACTTCGACCAAAGGTAGTCCGAGTTGACCGCTCAGGGTTGAGAACGGGCATTCGGGGATCGTTTTGCTTTAAGAAGTTGTTATCTACAGACTCCATCTGGCTGTTAGCGACGTTTTCATAATGGGCCTCTCTAGCCTGTGCTGTAGCCTCTGGCTGTTTGCACAGAAGAAGACCGCCAATTTCGATGTTTCCCTTAAATCGGGAATCGATATCAGACATCACTTCCAACTCTGGATGATCCTCTGCTTTCACAGGAACCCAGCCCTCTCGAAACTTCTGAGAGACATTCGTGTTATCCGCATGGCCCAATGTGCTGGTGCGTACCCACCGAAATACCCATCCGTCTTGCGGAGCAGGGTTCGGCAATACGGAGGCCGGAAGCCACGAATCGCTAGGTCTTGTCTCAACTTCTCTGGACTCTGCGTCCCTTTTAGTGCGCTGTTCTGCCATTACTGAGCCTCCTTCATAAGCTGGTTGGCATACTGTTCAGGGGTTATTCCTAGCCGCTTGGCTAGACTTAGCTGGGTGCGAGTCAGCTTAACCTTGCGTGGCTTTGCGCCGTTATTCCGCGAGGAAGGCGCTGTGACCACGGGTGGACTTTTGGCAGAGACTTCGTCTTCACCAAAATATTCGGGAAATTTAGACCGCATGGTGCGATCAATTTCCTGAAAGTACTCATCAGAGTTGGGGTCATATCCCTCATCCCTGATTAATCGCTCATGGACGCCATACGCCAGAGCGGTCATGTCTTTTTCTTGTCCGAACCACTGATTCTCTTCAGCCCATTTAGCCGCTTTTTCTGTCGGCTGTGGGGGCTGTTGCGGTTGCGGCTGTTGAGCAGGCTGTTGAGCAGGTTGTTGAGGCGCTTGCATTTGCGCCTGTTGCCACTGCTTCCACTGCTCTCTGTTCTGGGCGATTTGGTTGAACTGCTGATCGGCAGAGCTAAACTCCGCCTGAGCACGAATCATAGCCTCTTGGGCTTCGACAACCTTATCCGTGTTTCCCTCTTCGTATGCTTGGCGATACTGACCTTTAGCCTGCTCCAAAGCCAGATTAGCTCGCTCTCGAATCTGATGAACCAGATACTGCTCGCCTTCTTGGATGATTGCATGATACTTCTTGTTCTCATCCGCATACTTTTGCGCCACTCGGACAGCTTCTTCGCGCATCTTTTCAGCGGCTTCCCGCTGTCTTCGCTCTTCATGCTGTTGATAGCGGAGCTTGTTGATTCGCTTCTTAACTTTATCCGAGTAACCTTCCAGTTCATCATCGCCACTGCCTTCCTCCTTAGCTTCTTTTGCGGGAGGGCGGCGATCCTCTGGGGGTCGGTCATCTATAACTTCAACGTCCACGTCCTCGGCGGGTGTTGCCTTTTCGTCAAACGTCGCTTTGACACCAAAAAACTTGTCCTCAGAGGACATAGTCTGTTCTTCCATCTGCTCTTCGCTCATACCTTCACTATCCCCCTCGGGTCTTCAACTACTGCTTCAACGCTGTCGTCATTGATCAGGCGAAATTCTTTGCCATGAACCTTGAACCGCGTTCCGCTATATGAGCGCATTAGCACCCAATCTCCTTCCTCACACCACGGGCCGCTAGGAAAACGGGTTTTGTCCCCGTAAGCGTCTGCGCCCATTTTTAGTACAAACCCGCAAACAGAGCCAATCTCCTCCACCTGCATGGTTTCTCGTGCTTTTAGGATTCCCCCCTCCGTCATCTCTTCTGGCTCGGGGAGAGCGATAAGTAATTTGTAACCTTTAGGCTCAGGTAACTGCTTTGCAGTCTGAGTGTCTTCTTCAGTCATAATGCCTTTCCTGCACCAGAGGTCGGTGTCTGGTGTCACCATGCGTTACTTTGTGTAACGAATTACTCGCGCTCTATCCTTTCATCTAGGTCTAGTAGCGTGCGTTCTGCGTGAGCAAGACCTTGAATGATACCCACGTTACGAGAGTACTCATTCATATCCTTGCAACCACCAACGGCAAGGTGATCTGTCACCTCATTCATCTGGGTGCGGAGATCAGCTTGTATTGCCTGCAACAAGTTGTTACTTGCTTTCTTCGTCATTTAGCGTGTCCCTGACAAGATTAAATCCAGCCTTGAATCCCTCAATTTCTTGTTGAGACTCATCTTTGCTTTCTTGCATCGCAACCTTGGCCGCGATCTTTGCGCTTTCTAGGCGCTCTTCTTGATCCAGCTTCTCCATGTCAAGCATGGCCTTGGCTTGGGCCTTTCCTGCATCAACCTGAACTTTTGCCATGTCGGTTTGCGCCTTAGCCATAGCCTGCTGTTCTTTGAGCGCCAACTCTCGTTGTTGCATCTGAACAATCGGGTCTTGCTGTTGCTTGGCGTTTTGCTCGGCTTGGGCCATCATCTGGGCCTTTCCGGTAACTTGCTCTGCGGCTGGTGCCGCCAGTCTGGAAATGCGGAGTTCGATATCTTCCGGTAGCTTTTCGTCTGGGCCGGGAAGCTCAACACCCAACTCTTTCTCAATCTTAGCCCTGTATGCAAACGCGACATGTTCGGCTATGTGGGCAGACATTGCCGCTTGGATGGCATTTTTATTCGGCGCTCTGCCGACCATTTGCTGAATTTCCGGGTTTTCCAGTGCCGACATGTGAACCTGTATGTGCGCCTCGTGGTCCTGATAAATGAACGCCTTGACCGGCTCGCCAGTAATAATGTTCATATTCTCTGTGACAGGGTCTGTCGGCTTGAGGTCGTTCTCTGTCGGGACAATCTTGTCCGCGTCCTGAATGCCCAACACATCTAACATCTGGCGGTGAAGCAGTGGCATGTCATACATCTGGGGTGCCTGAGCCGCCAACTGCAACGCCGCCTGATACTGCATGATCCTTTGCGCCATCGTGCCTGCGTTAGGATCGCTGACCGGAATAATGTCTACCCGATCATCAAAGTCCATCGGTAACGCCTGCCCATCATCATCCTCGTAGGGATAAACCTCGGGTCCGTAGTCCCTGACAAGCTCTGCCAGTATCTTTAATTCTTTGGAGACTGCCGCGTGAACACGAGCCTGTACCGCGCTCATCACCTTCATCTCTCGCTCTAAAACTGCAAGCGTGGTGCCAACCGGCGCTTCACCATTGATATCTGAGGCTTTCACATCCGCCGCTGATGCGAATCGACGCCCCTCCTGAACAATGTCACCTAGCAACTGATAAAGGACGTTGCTTGGCTCCTTGTAAGGCAGGAACGTGATGTTGTCGCGGATTGCACCACCCGGAACGTCTACGTCACGGAACTCTCCGGGCATGATGGGAGTGTCATCGCCCTTGATCCTGAGCCCCCGAGATTTCAATCCCCCCGGTAGGTTGGCAAGTGTTCCGGCGTCTACCAACTGTCTCAGCAACGATGTTGCCGACTTGGATAGACCACCGATCATATGTACTAGGCCAAAGCCATAAAAGCCCAGACCGGGCAAATACTGATAGTGAACATAATGATCCCGCTTCATTTTCTTGGGATCGTTCTCGTACCAGTTGCGTCGAATCGACAAGATTGTTCTTGATGACTTGTCAATGGTAATGACGTAGGGCAAAGCAATGCCTGTAGGCTTGCCTCCATCCGTGTCTTCAAAACCAATAAGGTCAATGTCAACGTGCATCTCTAACAGGGTATGGCGATTGTCGAACTCGTAGTTTTCCGAGTCTCCAGTCAGCCGATCATACTTCTGCTGTATTTCTGAAATGTCCGGTGATGGTGCAGGTAAGTCCACATCAGAATAAAACCCGCTTACCTGTAACTTCCTGATCTCGTTGGAAGTTTTCTTCATTATGTGCGTAGCACGTTCACAAGTAGTCAGGTCTGACGCACCATAACTAACCACGAAATCCTCTGCTGGCACAAACATGGCGCAGGGTCTGCCCATACTTGGGTCAAAGTAGACCTTGCGGAAGGCGGAGCCTGCAATTGGCAGAGAAAACAACAGCTTCTCTGTCTCGGTGCGATACTCAGTCATTCGCTGTGTGATCAAGTAGTTCAGATAGTTCTGAACCCTGTGCGCCTGCTTTGTCTTGTCATCGGTGATCTTGCCGACGATAGACGTTCTGACCGGACCACTAGCAGGATATATCTCCTGTATGGTCTGTGCCTGAAAGCGTATAACTGCCTCAGAGAGCATGGGGTGAAAGACGCCACAGGCTCCCTCCCACGGCGTAGACCTGTCCTCAAACTTTAGTCCTAACAAGTCAAGACCACGGACATAGGAGTCTTCCCAGTCTGCACGGCTCATCCTGTCAGCATCAAACTGGGACACTAACTCACTGGCAAGACTGTCTAGGTCTCGCTCATCCATGTACTCAGCAAGATTAGAGCCATGCTCAACGCCCATAAGGGCAGGCATGTTGGGATCGAAGTCAATGATCATCCCGCCGTCTTCGTCCATCACGCTGACAGATTCAGGGTTCTCAATAACGATCTCTAGCTCTTCTGCCGCCCCAGAAGGGGCAAAGGGCGTTGCTACGCGATCAATAGCCACTTAGCCTCTTCCGCCTCGCTTGCCGCCCTTTGGCTTCGTTTTTGAGGTCATGCCGCCCCTGTACATCTTCTTCATGGTTTTGATCGGCCCACCAGCACTCATCTTGCCTTTGCCGTCAGCCGCATAAAACGGAACCATCTTCCCGTCCTTGGCAACCATATCCAGCTTTTTGTTGTCTCCATTCGAGGGAACCTTTTTACCTTTAGCCATGCCGGGAATCCCCGGAGACGGCATATCTGGCATTGTCTTGCCAAAATTTCTTTGCCTAGCTATTGAAAGACCGCCTTCGCCCTCTGAAAGCCTCGTTTTGCCACCGCCCCTCATTCTTGGGCCTTTGGCTGACATTTTGGTTCCCATCTTGGTCTTGCCACCACCACGCATACCGCCTTTTGGCATGGTTTTAGATTTCTTCTTCATCGCTTTCACCTGCGTATAAATTGTCGAATATCCTGTTTACGTCCAGCGTGTAATCCAAGTCCGACTTGGAGTAATGGATATGCTGTGACGGCCTGAAATCCGGTGCGCCTTCTCCTGCCTCCCACCATGCTGGATGTGTCACCCGCACACGGTTGTTAGGTAGCGCCACGATATTGCCTGTCCACGGGCCTGCATCCAGAAGCTCCATCACATGGCTCTGCTTGTGTTGAGCAGGGTCGTCTGCAATTTCATTTTCGGTGTAGTCCACTGTGAACATGTATCTTGCGGGGTAGAACTCCCCGTCTATCTTGGCAATCCAAGGGCATGGCGTTGCTCTATCAAGAACATAAACGCTGTGCTCCCTAGATGAGCAGTCCCACGGCTGAGCCGCGTAGACCGGCATCGGCTCGGGCCACTCCTGAAGCGGAGTGTCTCCGACCAAGGCAGTGATAGGCATCCTTGCCCACATCGCGCCTCCATGGATGTTTGGCTCGTCGTTGTCATAAGTTTCAGCGCCAGTAAATATGATCTGGAAGCTGAGACACCGACAAGGCATCGTTGTTACCGCAATCGCCATAGCGTGAAGAAACTCGCCGTGGTATTTCTCGTGGTTGTGTGTGTATTCGCGTCTTACCCAGCACTTAAAGTGCGGAATGTTGCTTTGCAGGAATGCCATCTTCGCCGTAAAACCTCCGTTCCCACGCCTTGTGCCGCTGGATCGGTATCTTGTAGTACGGCAAGAATCGCCCTATGTAGATGCAAAACTTGTTCAACCAATGCAGAGGCAACGGGAGTGGCCTAAGATAATCAATAAACAAGACCACCCTGATGTTGTCTGTCAGGTTGATCGCAAAATGCTCATAGGTATCGTCGAAAACAACGGCCTTGCCGTTCTTCCAGCGATACTCCTCACCCATCACGGATAGCACGCATCCCTTCCCGTCTGTGGGTATATCTACGCCAAGGTGCATTCTCAGCACCCCGGACCACGGCCCCTCATGGGGTACAAGCATCTTGTTGGAGTCGAGGATGGAGAAGTAGGCCGAAACAAGGTTCTTGTCGCTATCGACAATCTCCATTGTTTTGGGAAACAACTCACAGTTCCGGTCAAAGCGCACGTTGTTCGCCTTTAGAAAGAACATCCTCCACTTATCGTCATTCGATATATAGACCTGTTCTGGGCTTATATCTTGGAATAACGGAAAATCCTGCAACCGCTTTCTGACCTGATCAAACTCCCCGCGTATCAGGAAGTAGTTTTCCTCCAGCTTCTGAGTGATCGGGAAATCCTTGTTGTCAAAGTAAGCTGGGCCTCCTAGCTTGGAGAAGCGCCTAAATATAGGGCGTAACCTATGCTCTATGTTATTGACAAAATGATGCCAGCGATTGAGATCAGTAATAGTTTGCCACCCTCCCGTGGGGGTCAAAGTCATCTTCCTCGTCAGTGTGGAGCGATACAAAGCCGCCCTGCCTAAAACGAAGAAGTGCTTGCGTTGAAGAGTCAACAAGGTCGTCGTGCTCCCCCGCAGGGAACGCGGCAAACTCTTCCATGACTTCTTCAGCGAATCGAGTCTCTGGCGCCCATACGTTGCCAGAGGCGAACAAGTCAGCAACAGCATTCACTCTTGCTATCTTGTCGTTGCCACGCGAGGGGGTGTATTCCGAAACCGGAATCCCCATCGCCCGTAGCTCAAAAATAAGCGGCATCCCTGCCGCCTTTCCTTCCACAATAAATGCATCTGGTTGCATTTCGCTCCACATTTCATAAGCCGTTTTCTTTAGCTCAGGAAACTCCAGACGTTCCTTGTAGGCATCCAACAGGATGATATTTGGCTGTGATATGCCGTCATCGTCGGGGTGATAAAACACGCCCCACGTTGTGCAGGCAGAGTAGTCTGCCCGTTGAGTTTTCAAGAAAGCTGTGTCCCATGACTGAATCACGAATTCACACTGCGGGGGATAGTCTTTCTCCCAGACTTTCCACCACTCTCTCTTGATGAGTGCGCCCTCTTCGGACGTTGGGTTTTGCTGGTACTGCGCGTTCCACTTGGGGGAGGGCAGTTCACTCCGCAGAGCCTCAAGCTCCGTTTTGCTCCAGAACTCAGGCCACAGGGGGTTTCCTGACGGCATGATGGCTGGAAACTCTATAACTTCCCACTCATCGGAGCCTACCCGTTGAGCAGAGGACTTAATAATCTTGCCGGTCAAATCACGCATATGCCAGCGTGTCATTACGATAACGATAGCGCCTCCCGGCTGAAGTCGCTGTCGAGGCCCAGATGTGTACCAGTCATACGTCCGGTCAAACACCGCTGGGTCTGCTGACTGGCCCTCCTGTTCTGAGTGAGGGTCGTCAATAATCAAAAGGTCGGCACCTTTACCTGTTACCGCACCGCCAACACCGATAGCGAAATATTCGCCGTTCTTGTTGGTGCTCCAGCGGCCTGCCGCTTTTGAGTCTGCTCTAAGTTGTAAGTTGGGAAAGACCTTCTTGAAGTCATCCGAATCTACAAGGTTTCTGACCTTCCGGCCAAAACCCACAGATAACTCGGCGGTGTGCGCCGTTTGGATGATCTTTTTCTCGGGCATCTGGCCCAAGAACCATGCTGGTAACAAGTAAGAGGCAAACTCCGACTTGGTGTGCCGTGGCGGCATGTTCACGATCAGGCGCTTCAATTCGCCTCTGGCGATGCGCTCAAACGCTTCAGCCATGATCTTGTGGTGTCTGCCCTCAATAAAAGCAGGCCACATATACTTTACAAAACCCATGTAGGTGTTTTGTGCCGCCTCGACTTCCTTTGCCTGCTTGGCTTTCTCCAGAATCTCTGCCGCTCTAAGCCTGACCTCTGGAGATGCGCCCTTTAGCTTCTTGGCTAAATCGGGCGTCATTAACTCTGACATTACGCCATCCGTGCTGTTTTCGTGCGCTTAAATGACCTGTTCTTTGATCTGTTCGCCACCTTCAGGTTGCCCTTCTTGTTGGAGCCGCCTTTTGCCAGTGGTTTCTTGTGGGCCACGTCCTTGCCGTCGCCCTTAGATACTTTGCCTTCTTTCTCCATCAAGCGCCTAGCGGCTTTCCGCTTGTCGTTGTTTCGACGCTGTTTTGGCTTGGAGTGGTAGTTGTCGTATTCCTTTCGGTAGTTGCGTCTCATACCGCAGTCATCACGCCGCCCCTGCGGAAGAACTCATCGTTGTAAGGGCCACTATAAAAGCCAAACCTAGGAGAATAGCTTATAGGGTCGTCTAGACCACCAACCGGAATATCCCTGAATCCACCAAATTGGCGACCGCTAAAATATGGAGTTCCAAACTGCTCTCTAAAGGGTGTGATTGTGGGATCGGGGCCACTATCTGCCACGAACCCAGCAGAACCACCGCCTGTCGCAAAGTTGTTGGGGTTGTTCAGATACTCGCCCGTCAAATACCTTTCGTCATAAAACTTCTGTTGCCCCGGCGTTGCAGTGCCTGCCGCTACTTGATCAAGGATAAACTGTAGGTTTTGATCAAATGTGGGCTTTGCTGACGGAGTTGGTCCCGGGAACTGTGATGTGAATGGCCCATCGTCATTATAACCACCGCCGTAGCCTCCGCCCTTACCGCCACCCATTGGGTACGGCATTGGCCTGTTCCTACCGCCTTTTCCGCCACCAAATCTAGGTCGCTGGAAACCGCCGTAAGGCCCAAAGCCTGTGGAGTATCCAGACATCAATCCGGCATTAGGCATATATTGCTGAGACATTCCGTAAGGCGATCCGTAAGGCGATCCGAAGCCGCCGCCTTTACCACCGCCGAATCCGCCCATACCACCGAACCCCATTGGGCTACTCATGCCATATGGAACCATGCCCGAATAAAGCTGATTGCCGGTGATGTACTGGCCGGGCATTCTGTAGCCGCCACCGGGCTGATAGGTTCCGCCGCCCTGCGGAGGGGGAGTACCAGTGCCGCCTTTTCCGCCTTTGCCTCCGCCGTTGCCATAGATGGGAGGGAACTTATCAACAACTACGTGGGGTGGTGGAACGTCTCCATCTCCAGCCCCGGCTCCATCTCCAGCCCCGGCTCCATCTCCAGCCCCAGCGTCTGCCAGCGCCTGATACTGGCTCAGGTCGGAGCCATACCCAACCTTTGCAAATCCGCCGTCTATAGCGAATGGGTTGTTTGTTCTGTTGATACCGAGTGAGTCCAGATAGGCTTGATAGTCTCTGCCGGTTCCCATTCCTTTGCCTTCCGGCCCCGGCCTGTTGTAGGCGATATTCAGCAGATTCCGTCTAAGCTGTTCTTCTGTCAGGTCACCAGACTCAAGCGCACTCATATACTGGCCGTAGCCGCCTGTAAACTGTCCTGTTTCTGGGTCTTGTTGGCCCCTCGCGGGATTTCTGCCAAATAGCTCTTGGGTCGCCGCAAACACAGGGTCGCCCGACTGGGTGCCTTCGTAGTACATCCTGTCTAGCGGGGATGCACCACTAATCAGCGTCTGCCTGAGGTTTTCGGGGCTGAGTCTACCCTCAGCTATCTCTCGGTTGAAATAGTCTATACCCGCCGGTCTAGGCGCCCTGTTGAAAAGCTCTTGGTAATACTGATTAAGCTGATCGGTGTAGTTTGTCACTGGATTGGTCCCCGTAAGGTTTTCATCAGTACCCGATGTAGAGGTATCTGGTCCGCCTGTGTTGGTTGTCGTATTTGATCCGCCTGTGTTGGTTGTCGTATTTGATCCGGCAACATTTGACTGAACAACCTCAGGAAATGTAGGTGTGTAGCTGTAGTCAATGTCGGTGACATCGTAGGAGGTCAGAGTGCCGTCCTCGTTGACAAAGTACTTCTTGTCGCCAATCCGTCTTGAAAGCCTGTCTTGGCTCAAAACAAACGGCGAAACTTCAGGGTCAACGGTGCTAAGTGTATTGCTGAAGGCGGCTTCTGGACCTCCTCTCAGATCGGGGTCACGACCAAAAGGCGACTCTATCGAACGGCTATAGGTGCCGCCGCTCATCATATTGCTACGAATCCGCTCTTCTTGCGTCATCAAGCGGGGGTCGATGTAAAGAGGAACAGCGCCCTGCGATCTCATGTTCTCTATCATCGCGCCATACCCGACGCTCTGATCGGGATTCGCGCCCGTATAGATTCCGAAGGTGGGGTCGTACTGTAAAATTGACGTTGGACCGTATCTGCCCTGCTGACCAGACAATAGAGCCTGAAACTCCTCTGGCGTTAGCGTTTGTGCAGAGCCGGGAAGCGCCCTGAGACCGCTAAATAGACCACGCCGATCAAAAAGATACGGGTCTGCTTCCGCCATATCGGCTGGATTGACGTAGTCACCATACTCGGCCATTGAAATCTCCCATGTGGGCGCGAAAAAGAGGGAATTCCCCTAGTAATATACTAGGTCTAGGAAAGTTCTAGCTAGAACACTCCTATAAAAAACAAACTTAGGTAATTACTAGGCCAGAACAGTCCTAGTTCTAGGAAATTTCTAGACCTAGAAAGTTACTAGGTAGAAATACCCCTCGGATTGTACAGAATATACCCCCTTGACAGGCACAAATCTACAGTTAGACAGTGTTTTTTGCCGATTTTTTGGTAATTTTTGGCGTTTTGGGCAAATTTTTGTAGAAAAGTGGGGGGTAGTGGGACTCCTAGGGCGTTTTCTGGGGAAAATCCTCCCGATGTGACAGTGTGACAGTTAGACAAAGTGAGAATTTTGCTCATTTTTTGAGCAGATCACTATGTATATACAATGATGACACGCCGTCTGCACAGGGGGGGTGGGGGTCGGCAGGGTGATGATGGTTTGTTCCTGCCAATCTCCGAAAAAAAACAAGCGTGTCTGTTTTAATCAGGTGTGATTGTTTTAGACAAGCGTGATTGTTTTTAATGCAGTTGGCCTGAGTCCGGCTCGGGCTGGTCTGGCTCGGTCTGTTCCAGCAGTGAGTCAAGCTCGGCCAATAGCTCGTCCGATGATCTCACCGTCTCCACTGTCTGATGTTGCTTGAACATGCCCTGAGTCTCACCCAGTAGCTTGGCCGCAGTGATCTTGGCACTGTCGCTTGGCTCCGCTGTCAGAATCCAACTGCGAAGGGCCTCCAATACACGTTCACGGTCCCCGACCGCTTGGGCCTGTGCATTGCGCTCCTTTTCGCGTCTCAACCGCTCCACCATCATGGTGACGCCACGGTGACTAGCCAGCTTGCTTGCCTCGTTGCGAATGACTGCATCACTCATGTTCTCGGTCTGATAGCACTCTCTGTAACAGTCACTAATTGACATCGGCTTACCGTGCTCATCACCCATTGCCAAAGCTCGGGCGAAGGCCCTTTGCTTACCTGTCATTTTGTCCTCGGTTTTACTCATGATCTCACCTCACTGATTCAATACCCCCAGCATACCATGAACCCAAAGTCCAGCACTTTCGACAAAAAGATAAGAAGTACCGAAAAACAGTCACACCCTCTACAAGGCCACAGGAAGCGCTGTAAGAGCGATTAGCTGTAACGAATACCAGCGCAAGGGGTAACCCCTTAAAAGTCGCTGACGGGGCTTACACGAGACCGGCCAAAAAAGGCTGTTTTTCCATTTGTCAAGACTTTTTAATTGCTTATATATCAATGACTTACATGATCATGATCGCTATCACACTTGTCTTCACTGTGTCAACACCTTTATCCACTGATCACAATTTAATTTGCTATATATAGCAGTAAGACTTTCCTCAAAATAATTTGTCTCAGGGTGTTGTTTTATGACTTTGCTTCCTGTAATTTGATCACACCAACCTGATAACGAGGTTGGGGGATACGGGGCACCATACGCCCGCAGGGTCTCAACCCTTACCAACCTGAGCGGCCAGCAGTCGGTGTGATTCAAGCCACACTGTCCTGAGCAAACAAGCGGCGCCCCATGCCTACCAGCAGGGTGACAGTCAGCGCATCACTGACCCCGCACTGATGCATCAGCTATGCCATGCCTGCGCTGTAGGGTGGAGTGGCTGATCGAAGTCTGGGTGATAGCACGCCCACTGATGAGGCCTGACGCTGGCCGAAACTTCCACGACTTAGGAGTCGAATCATGGCAAAGCAAAAAAGAGATATTGAGGCTGAGATCACTAACGCAATTGAGGCCGCGATGAATGAGCACGGCACAGATTGGATCAAGCCCTTCAGCGGCTTGTGTGCCATCCCCACTAACGCGGTAACCGGCAAGGAGTACCGAGGACTGAACGCCCTATGGCTCGGGATCATGGGGATCAGTCACGCGGCAGGCTACGGCCAGTGGCAAACCATCGGCGCTCAGGTACGCAAAGGCGGCAAGGGTATCGGCATCACCGCGCCGTTGATCGTCAAGGATAAGAAAACCGAGGATAAAGTGCTGGTCGGGTTCAGACCCGCGACTATCTTTGACGCCTCTCAGGTGGACGGATGGGAGCCGCCAGTTGCTGACGATGACAAGGTTGATCAGACCGAGGTGCTCGCCAAGGTTGATCAGTACATCGCCAACACTGGTGCTCGGATCACCGAGAACGATCAAGGCCAAGCGTGCTACATCCCCTCGCTTGATCAGATCAAAATGCCGCGACGGTGTGACTTCACCGCCACAGACACCAGTGACGCAACCGAGTGCTACTACTCGACTGCACTGCACGAGCTGATCCACTGGACGGGTCACAAGTCACGCTGTCACCGACTTGATGACAAGTCGAAGCGCGGCTATGCATTTGAGGAGCTGGTTGCCGAGATTGGCGCTGTCATGCTCTGCGTCAAGCTGGGGGTATCTGTAGAGGTTCGCGCAGATCACGCCAAGTACCTGAACGGCTGGCTCAAGGCGCTCAAAGATGATCGCAAGTACATCTCAGACGCCGCTAAGCTGGCATCAAAAGCAATCGACTACCTCGACAGCCTGCAGGTTGCCGAGGAAGTACAACAGGCCGCATGAGCGGCCTTTTACTGAGGGAGAGGAAAATGGACCGAATCAGAGGGATCACTTCAAAAGAACAGTTCCGTGACTACCGCGCTCGCTATCTGAAAGCAAACTCACGCGACAGGGGCGGCGCGTGGAATCGTCACGCCATTCTAGCTAGCAGGCTGAGTGATCAGCTAACCATCTATGGCCGCGAGATGGTCCGCGCCAACAGGTGCACGGTAACGCAAGCGGTGGAGGCTATGCCCGACACCATTACGCAACGCAGACTCGCGGATGCGTTTTACTGGCTTGGCACACGCGAGGAGTGGTCTGAAGCCCTCCGCGCGATTGATTTTGGAAATGAGGTCGCGTGAGCGGCCTTCACCCACTGACTGAGGAGTCAATTATGAACACATCTATATACCTAGCACCATGCTCACGAGTGCAGTTCGGAATGGTCTGGAGGTTTACGGACTACTGCTACGCCGAGATCGACAACTTTGTCGAATGCGCTCGCGGCGCGTTCGATCCAGAGTTCGAGGCGCGGTACATACAGTTTCTGGAAGACTTCACGGATCGCAAGATTAAGAAGTCTACGCCGGTAGATAAGGACGTTCTGCGCGAGTTCATGCTGGACCTCGACAACCGCGCCCAGATCGACTACCGCGAGTGGCACAATCACGAACCAATGATTGTGGCAGGCGGCAAGCGATTCGATACACGGTATCGACAGCTCGCCAAAATCCACGCTGAGTGGTTCCAACGCTAACCCGTCTGATGATGGCTGGAGGGATACCAGCCGAAACACCCTCCGGGGTGTCACGGGAATCCACCCGAACGATTGAGGAGTGAATCATGAATATCAGCAAAGCCAACGCCATAACACTAGGCCGCATCCTCGCGGATGCCCTGCACAAATGCGACAACCTTGCCGAGCGCAAGGGTGTACTCCGCGCCAAAGAGGAAATCGAAGACATTCTCGCATGTAGGCGGGTTGGCGCTGGGCGAGCCTTCACCACAGAAGCAAAGTGGAAAAAATACGACGCCTTTATGAATTCATTCGAGGAGCGGGGTCATTACCTTGAGTTTATCACCCCGACTGATGACTACGAGCCTGCCGTTTTACCGCGTGACTGCGCTATCGGTGGCGAAGAAGATTCAAACTGGACTTGAGCCCAACCCGACTGATGATCGCTGAGGGATACAGCGTGAAAGCCGCTCCGGCGGCTATCGGGAATCCACCCGCATGAAATGACTTAGGAGTCGATCATGAAAATGCACAACGTCAACCACCCCAAAGATGGCAACCGATACTGCGGCCCCGCCGTGATCAGTGCCGCCACCGGATGCACCACTAAGGACGCCGCCACCCTGCTACGCTGGGCGCGATACGGCGATCCTTCACGGGGTAGCATCAAGGGGTCAACCACTAGCGAGGTGGCAACGGTGCTCAGGCACTGGGGCATCAATGTGGAGCGCAAGCCCCACAACACCCCCGAGTCGCACCGGCCAACGCTCACCCAATGGCTCAGACACAACCGAGCCGAACGTACCGCTGGCCGCGTCTACCTGATCGTTGCCGGTAACCACTGGCAGATGGTGTCAGGCCGCAAATATGTCTGCGGCATCACCCGTGAGGTTGTCAGCATCAAGCACCCCAAGGTCAAGCGCCGCGCACGGGTCACTGAGGTTTACGAGCTGACACCCAACCCGCGCATTGAGCTGAGTGACATGGGTGACGCTGTGCTGAATATGCACAACGGCCAACAAAGCGCCAAGCGTAGCGCCGCCAGAGTTGCCAGCAGGGTGAAATACCTTGCCGCCAAGTATGACATTCCGGTTGAGAATGATTCATACACTGACTGCGGTGAGTATTACTTCAATCGCTATGTGGGGATGCCTAGCTGGCTGGACACTGACCCGCTTGAGGACGGTCACTATGCCTATGACTGGGACGACTGTCTTTGGCTGGTGGAGTTCTACGCCAAGCACCACCCCTCACACCCCGAGCATGACAAGCGTGAGTTTCTACAGTGCTCACCTTGGAACTAGCCAACAGGGGGCCACGCGCCCCCAAGGTCCGCCACATAGCAGTGGCGCTGATGATGGCCTGACGCTGGCCGAAACCTAAACGACTAAGGAGTCACAGCAATGAGCGAAAACAGAGTGCTTTATCTTGTGCAGTGGTGGACGGGCACCGAGTGGCACATCCACGAAGTTTACGGCGGGGAACCAAAAAGGCAGTACGCAATGGAAAGCTATGCAAAGCGCGTTGCACTCGATCCAGACCGAAAGTGCCGATTGGTCGAGCAAAGCCCCCACCATAATTTCTGGGTGCTTTATCTGCATGAGCCAATCAGCCAGCCCGCCGAGGACATTTGGTCTGACCATGTTGCACAGCCACCGTCACGGGTGCTAATGGACGGGGAGGCGTGAGTCCAGCCAGTCGAGCACCCGCAAGGGTGCTTTTCTGAGTGGGTTTACCACTGCGTCAAATAGTATTATCATCTGCAATACATTGAGACTAATGGGAGGGAACTAATCATGAGGTCAATCTGGAATCTAACCCACGGAGACGGCGACTGGTTCGACATCAGCGAATCTGAGTTTGACTGCTTCATCGCAGATCGAACCGGCTTTACATCAATGGCTCAGTTGCTTCAGTCCCACGCAGAACGCGGGTATCGCCCGACGATAGATGTGAAGGACAGCTTTGCAGTCGAGCTTGGGAGACGCTTTGAAAAAGCCACAGGTGCGGAAGCATTCCGCTACGGAAAGAGAGGTTAGTCATGGGAATGTTTAGCTGGAAAACCAACGACACGCGCCGGTCAATAAAGTGCGTGATCTCAGAGAAGCCCACCTTCAGGGTGTACATGGTCGATCATCTGGGCAACCAGTGGATCGAAGATAACTATGAGGGTTACGGGGTCTTTGGCGGCAAAGACTTTTACGAGTTGCTGGCAGAGATGAACGGGTTGCGGCCCACTGATTCTCTCAAGCCTGACAGCCCTAATCAACACGGGTGGGAGGATTACGACTACACCGACAAGATGCGCCTTCTTGGCATTGAGTTAGAGGCCAGCGGCAAGCCGTACATCTCACCTCAACTCACTGAGAAGCCAAGAAAAAGATCGACGGGCAAGCCGCCCCAAGATTGTGACAGCCAAGGAGTGTAACCATGAGAGAAGCTAAGAACATCATCCGATCAATCACACCCATCGGCAGACTGGTGGCGCTATCAGAAGCCGCTGATCGCAACGGGTGGGAGATCATCGACGTGCAGGCCAACGAGACAGACGCGGTCGTCTTGTTTGACAGGGGCAACAGCCCTTTCGGCTCTGATCATCGTTTCGGTACGTCAGAGTTTCATTTTGCCGCTGGGTATTTTGGTCAGGGTCACTACGATATGACCCGAGATGAGGCGCAACTTGACTACAAGGCTCGCTGTGACCGTGAGTTTGTTTGACGAGACTGGCTGTCTCAGGTAACATCAGCACTTCAAATAACCGGCCCCTCATGGGGCCATCTAACAGGGCGGTGGCAGAGTGGTTATGCACTGGACTGCAACTCCAGTCAGGCGGGTTCGATCCCCGCTCGCCCTTCCAATCTCTTTAGGAGGAGATCATGCAGAAAGTAAATATGAAACAGCACGATGTCTACGCTGTGATTGAGATCAAAACAGACGGAGACACGTTTGTAGAAACAGTCGATACCTACGCGGTGCTAAGTAACCGCAAAGATGCCGAGTCGCTACGCGAATTTCTTGAGCAGAAAGGTGACGACAACGTCGAATATATAATTAACGAGGCACCTATGATTGCAATTATGAGTGTGCGCGGAGGTTCGGAATGAGAGTCTATGGCTACAAGGGAGGTTCTGACATGATGAAAAAGTTTTGCACTGAATGCGGCAGGTTCGACTGCCATCCCAACTGCCCCGAGGCTGAAGATATGCCGGAGCCTACCTTCACCATCTGGCAACTAGGCAAGGTGCCTGACACAGTCGTCAGGTCAGAGAGCGAGATGCGGAGAGCCGCCAGCAAGCTGGGTTTTGACGCTGACGTTGTCATGTCAGAAGGCGAGGCAGACATCCTGACAGATGGCCTGATCGTCACTGGCGGGTGCTACATCAACGACTACAACGAGGGCTGGATTTATGACTGACCTATTTAACATGGTCGTCGCCGCCTGCCATAACCCAAGGCGGGGATTT